TCCAGTAACCGCATGTAATAACTTAAGTGTGTCAGGTACTGTAGCGATCGGTTCAGACTATTCAAATGTTATTGCACCAACTAATTCCTTGGTAGTTTCAGGAAATTTTGGTGTGGGTGTAAGTAATCCTGTATCAAAAGCAGCCATTTCTGGAAGTTTAAGTGTCGGTCAATCATATACAAATGTTATTTCGCCCACAGACAGCATTATTGTGTCTGGAAATATCGGTGTCGGAGTTACATCACCAAAATCAAAAATGACTGTTAGCGGCGGTGTCAGCATTGGAACAAGCTTTATAAATTATACTTCTCCAAGTGACGGTTTAATAGTTTCAGGTAATACTGGTATTGGTACTAATGTCGCAGCATCTGTGTTGTCAGTCGGGAATAATGTGTCCATTGGATCTTTTTACACGCAAGTATCCGCTCCTCCAAACGGTATGATCGTTTATGGCAACGTTGGTATTGGTGTGACCGATCCTGGATCTAAATTATCAGTATCTGGTACTGTGTCTATAGGGTCTGCATACTCTGAAATTAATACAAGTGGTGTAACAGATAGTTTAATAGTTTCTGGTAATATAGGTGTCGGTACTGCTGTCCCTGCATCCGCATTAACTGTTACCAATGGAGGCGTTAGTATCGGTAATGCTTACTCGTCTTTCAAAGCACCAACAGATTCTATGATTGTATCTGGTGGTGTTGGTATTGGTATAACTAATCAAAATCAAAATTCAAAATTATGTGTAGCCGGTACTGCAGCATTTGGTACTTCATTTGTTTATACACCGTTTCTTCCAGTTAATACAGTAATATTTGAAGGAAATGTAGGTCTTGGAACCAATGCACCTACCTCAAAAGCAAGTGTTTGTGGGGGAATAAACATCGGTGCACCTTTTTCAAATGCCGCCGCACCAACTGATGGTATGATCGTAAGCGGTCATGTCGGTATCGGTATAACTAATCCATACAATAATTTATCCGTTGTCGGTAACTCGGCAATTGGTGCGACTTTTGGATATTCAAATGCACCTACAAGTGGTCTTATAGTCGAAGGCAACGTTGGTATTGGTACAACAAACCCTCTTTCAAAAGTGGTTGTTCTTGGAGGCGTAAGCGTCGGAAACAATCTATCAGTCCCTAATGGGGATTTAAGTATCGCTGGAAATATTGGTGCTGGTAGCAATATATCAGTTCTTGGATACGGAGAAATAGGATGTAATCTGACTGTTACAGGTAATATAATTGGATTTAATAGCCTTGAAATATTTGGAAATGCAAGATGTGAAGGTACATTGTCCACAAGCAATTTGAACGTATTTGGAAGCGTAACAACCTTAAGTTCTTATTCATACGAGTCAAGTAATTTTGTTATTAATAATTTATTTGGAAGTGCAACTGCTCTGTCTGTTACACAAGGTTTGAATTCCAGTTATCCAGTTGCCGATTTTTCATCAAGTAATAGCGTAGTACCGTACTTACGTATTTCTAGCAATGGAAATATTGGTATTAACACGGCTTCGCCTATCGCTACGCTCGATGTTTGGGGTAACTTTGGTATATCTAATCAAATTGTTGTGGACTCAAACACAAATGTGTTCAGCAGTAATATAACAGCTTTCGGTAACATCGGAATTAACACTGCTTCGCCTATCGCTGCGCTCGATGTTTGGGGTAACTTCGGAGTGTCTAATAATACTGTAATAGACTCAAATACAAACGTATTTAGCAGTAATATAACCGCTTTCGGTAATATTGGAATTAACACTGCTTCGCCTAATGCGGCGCTAAGTGTTTGGGGTAACATAGGAGTGTCTAATAATACTGTTATAGACTCAAACACAAATGTATTTAGTAGTAACATAACAGCTTTTGGTAATATTGGTATTAACACGGCTTCGCCTATCGCTGCGCTCGATGTTTGGGGTAACTTTGGAGTTTCTAATAAAGTCGTTGTAGACTGCAATACAAACGTATTCAGTAGTAATATAACCGCTTTTGGTAATATCGGAATTAACACAGCTTCGCCTAATGCGACACTAAGTATTTGGGGAAATGTCGGTGTTTCAAACAAAATTGTAATTGACTCAAATACCAATATTTTCAGCAGTAATATAACTTCGTATGGAAATGTGTCAGGCAAAGTTTCGACGGCAGCACAACCATATATCAAAACATTACCTGCTGTTTTAAGCGTTGGTTCTAATGAGTCTACTCAAATTACAGGTACTATATTAACACCAAGTCAACCTTACATCCAGTATTTAGCGATAAGTCCAAGCTCGAACATAGGTATTGGTACAACTTTTGCAAATGCGAAACTAGACGTTGCAGGTAATATTGCTATAAATGGAATTAATGTTATATCTGGTAATACTTCTATAAGCACTAGTAACTTAAGTATTATTGGAGATGGAAACGTAAACGGAACTATAGGCACTGGAAATCAACCATATATAACTACTTTATGTAATGTAACTGTTATCGGCAATTCTGACACAATTGTTAGCGGAATTATTCAAACACAATCCCAACCAAACATAAAATTACTGTCAGGAAATATCGGTATTAGTACATCAACACCGCAAGACACACTCGATGTATGGGGAAATGTGGCTATTGCTGGTACAGTATTTGCAGATAGTACTCATAATATTTATGCAAACGACATCCATGCAAACGGACTTATATATGGAACTTTAGCATCAACTTCCTTCCCAAATATACAAACACTAAGTGGTGTTACAAGTGTCGGAAGCAATAACTCTACATCTATTACAGGAACACTTCAAACTGCAAATCAACCAAATATTCAGTACGTTGCTGTAAATTCCCTTGCATTTGGTATAGGTACAAGTAACCCAAGTCCTTTTTCAAAACTCGATGTCACAGGAAATATATCTATTAATGGAAATACTCTTGCGGATTCTCAAAGCAATATATACTCCAAAAATATTTATGGTAATGTTGCACATCCTATACAACCGCTCATTACTTCACTACCAAATATTGTAACAGTTGGAAATAGTACTTCGTTATTTAGTGGTACAATTCTTAACAGCTCTCAATCAAACATAAAACTGGTGAATAAATATTTATGTATAGGAGATTCGTTGTCAATATCAAGTAATATTAATTTGAATGTGGCTGGCAATATAGGTATTTGCAATGTAATAGTTGCGGACACTAATAGTAATCTATATGGATACATTAGAAACTCGAATCAACCATACATTACCTCTATTCCTAATCTTACAAGCATTGGTTCTGATGGTACAATTATTACTGGTATAATTAATACATCAAATCAACCAAATATAACAATACTAGGTACACAAGGCAATGTTGGCATAAATTCGACTTCTCCGCAATATAATCTCGATGTAGATGGGCATTTAGGTGTTTCTGGCAATATATATGCCGGTGGTGTATATGGTACACTAATTAATCCCTTTCAACAGCTTGTACTTCGCTTAGGTGACTTGGATTATCTTAATGTCGGTTCTTATACTCAAATAGGTAATGTTACAAATATTTCAAAGTATAGTGACTTAACTGTAACAAGAAATATAAATGCATTTGGAAGTATCACTGCAACGGGTAATGGCACAATTGGCAATACATTGACCGTTGGAAATCTTGTTGTCAATGGTGCAATTACGTCTTCATCGTCAAGTTCAAGTTCTACAGGGTTTCAAAACATAAGTGTCCAATCTACAGTGTATACATCAAATGTTATTTCAAGCAATATCAATGTTTCCGCAAGTTCATCGGCAAGTCTGATGCAGGTAATACAAGGTAATAGCAATTCAGTTGTAGCAGATTTCTATAGCAGTAATCTGTTGGCTTTACGTGTAAGTAATACTGGTATAATAACAAGCAATATAAATGCGTCTGGTACTATCTACGCAAGTAATATAGTTATAGGTGGGGCTTCCGGATTCTTCTTATCGTGCAATGTAACAAGTAACTTCACAAATTCAACTACAACTGCACCAAATTCATATCTATTATATAATCTCACATGTAATATCGTTAATAATTCATTAATAGCGGATGTAAATGTAAATGTAAATGAAACGAAAACAGGTAGTGGTTTATATAATATCGTGTGTACTGCAAATGGAAATGCAAGTAGTTATTCTTGGGTATTAAGCAATGTAGTAACAAATTCAGTGATAAGTAGTGGTACAGGTGCTTCACCTTATGTATTTTCAAATGTTAGCTTTTCTCCAAGCGGTTCCAAAACCATTTCCGTAACAGGAACTGTTCAAAACAATTCATCCGGTATAGGAAACACAGCAAAAACCAATGCTACATTCACTGCCAACGCACTTGAAACATTAAATTCACCTTACGTAAATGTTAATAATGTGTACTTTTCTGCCCCACAAACTGTAAGTGTCGACAGTGTAAATTACTATACAAGTAACATGTTATTACAATTTAACGTCGGTTACCTTTCGTTTAGCAATTTGGTTAATGTGTATCCATATTCTGGAACGAATTTTATGACTATAAATAATACAAATACATTCTCATGGAACAGTTTATTTACAAGCTCACCAACAAATGCTTCAGCGGTTAGCAACACTAAAGTTATTACAGTTGGTAATGTAACTGGAAGCACATTGCCAATTTCCGTCAGTAATGTGCTTGGATCAGTAAGCTGTAATATTAACATAGCGTATGTTCCACCTACCATACCAACACCAACTTTCACATTTACAAATTCTTTAGTTAGCAACGTTGCTAGAGTTATATCAGGCAATGACATGATATACGCTCCTCTCAAAAATAACTTTGTAACGTCGTCGGCTTCCGCTGTAAACAATTGTCAGTTTTATCCATCAACAACATCTATTACTGGCAAGACCACACTTAATATGATGGTCACACCTATAACAGGTACTATTTTAAACAGTTTTGGTGTCGGTGTATATAGTAATAATGTAACTGATGTTAAGGTGTCGTGGAGCAATATATCTTCAACTTACTTCTCTGCTTCCACAAGTTGGATGTCTGGCGGCTGCGGTAATGGTATAGGAAATTCTACGTCACCGTGGTACATCCGTATTCCATCATCACTTTCACAAAACACTTATTCACCAATATATATACAAATATTAACGAGCGGTGACATTCCAATACCTGTAATTATCTAAAACTTCTTCGCTACGCTGTCACTTCGTTTACGCTGACGCTGTCACTTCGTTTACGCTGACGCTTAATTGTGGGCATACCGAGGCTCGAACTCGGAATAAGGCTTTATAAGAACCTTGTGATAACCTATTTCACTATATGCCCACAATTAATTAAAAAAATAATGAATCGCGCTACGCTACGCTGTAACTAGTATAATTAAATTATCTTTAAGTAATTTTGGGGTATTTAAGGACGCATTTCACGACTATTGTTACCTGCGCGATCATTCGGTAATATTTCAAGTTTGTTATGTCGAGGTCTATTCATATTGTATATAATTTGCAATTCAACTTCCGGTAAGTCAATTGGTTCCACTGGTTCTATTATTTCATCTAAATTACATATAGACTGTTTAATCACACCAACATTATTGAAATATCGTTCGTCTTTTGTGTATATCTCATTTACGAAAGGTTTTATATATTCTAACAAGTCTCTATACGTTATATCCACATTTCTTCTCGACTGGAATAAAACGTAGTAATGCATTTCAAAAAATAGATATTCATATACATATGGTAATCCAACCGCTTCAGTTTTCTTTTTCCATTCAAGAGGATAATATTTAAATATAGAATTCTTTTTCAAGTCAAGTTTCGGATCATGTCTAAAACTGTAATACGCACACACTAAAGATGTAGCTCTGTTGTCTAATGTATATAGAGTGTCAAAATACTCTTTGTGCAAACTATACTGTATACAAAATAACAAAAATATTACGAGGATTATATACAATAGTATATTCATCGCAAGCTATACCATATCAAGCTAAAAAAATAAAGAAAGCGAAGCGATAAACTTAACGTTAGTGCTTAGGCTAGTTTTTAGTTGTAAGTCTTACTTTGAAGGTCTTACCGCCGTATAATATGAAAGATGAAATATCCTTAATACCTGGTTGTACTGTGACAATAGTGACGAGTTCTGCAACCTTTTCGGTTAATGCAGCAATAAATACGTGATCATTGACATATGCAGGTGCACTCTTCTGTACAACAGAGATATCATATGCATTAATGAAATCCAATTCAATATCAAAATCCATCCCTATTCTAGATCTAGAAAATAGTTTACACTTCGTACTTTTGTATAAATTCCTTGAGAGAAGATTTAACAAGATTTTTTAATAAAGTATTTTGTTTACAAATAACAATCATACAATACACAAGTACATTGTTTTTTAACAATTCATGTATGGCTAAGTATCGTATGTTGTCAATGTCTAATTTCTCTATGCTAGTTGTTGGTGGAGTATATTTTTTATTTGCACTCTTAGCATTCTCAATACATTCTAATAAAGGCATTATAATAGCAACGGCTAAACCATAATTTTATATTTTATTTCAAGTCATTAACGCAATTCCATTAAAACTGGAAAGTGATCGCTACCATTGTATTTTTGATTTATCTCTACTTTTTGCAATTTAGAAACAAGTGCCTTTGAAATCAGGATAGTATCAATTCGCCATCCCTTGTTTTTCTCTTTTGCTTTTCCAAACGGTGAAAACCACGTATACTCGACTTTAGTTGGATGGAGATGTCTGTATGTGTCAATTAAATCACAACTCCTCAAAAGATGCTGAAATGCAGTGCGCTCTTCTATCGTGAAACCATGAGTCTTTTTATTTGCAGCCGGGTTATGAATGTCTATCTCTTCTGGTGCAACATTGAAATCACTACAGAAAATAACAGGTTTAATTAACTGAAGATTCCTTACATATTCCACAATTGCAGGCTCCCATTCTTTCGTTCTATACTCCAAACGCGAAAGATCCTTCTTTGAATTCGGTGTATAAGTATTTAATACCCAATACCCAGGATACTCTAAAGCAATCACTCGCCCTTCTTCATTGTATTTGAAGTCAGTTCTGACACTTTCTGGTACAGTTTTAGAATATATAGCAACTCCAGAATATCCTTTCCTGGTTTTTGATTCCAGTAAAATAGAATAATTAAAATGCAATTTTGCATCAAATGCCTTTGGACACCTTGTTTCTTGAAGACACACAATGTCTGGATCAATATCACTGATCAGTTTTACCAAGTCACCTTTTTTTAGTATAGAACGCAACCCATTAACATTATACGTTACTATCTTCATCGCAACACTTACAGTTTACTTAATTATACAATTTACTATTTATATTTATTTATTCAATTATATTTATATATATTTATTTATTCAATTTTTGGGTAAGTAATGTGTAATATGCCAACGATACTATGGTAGCAGCAGTTATACCCCACGTTGTGTCTCTAATCATTATCTTGTAGTCCCACTTGTCGAACATTATATTTAATGTAAAATTAAAAGTTCCAAATATAGTAATTCCAAAAGCAACAGCTACAAGTATTACGGTGTATACCGTCTTAGCTTGTTCTATTCTCGGTGCCACTAAAACCAACCATCCAACAATTATACTAATGTACGCAAAAGCCACACTGATTAAGTTAGGACTCATTCCTTTCCCACCACCTTCAATTGTTTTTACATACCCATTGTAAACATTATTAGATAAACTTACATACAATAGATCTAATAAGATATATATAACTACTATAGCGATTTTTGCATACATGCTACAATACACTGTTAAATTAATTTTTATTTGAGATTTCATTCTAAAGTTATATAAAGTTAAAGTTATATAAAGTTAAGTTATATAAAGTATAAATATATTATATTCTAACTGTAACTTATAGCAATGTATCAAGCGCTTATTCATACTGGCAAAAAGCGAACTAATCATAAAAACAAAAATAGAGTGCTTATGGAACCAGATGAAGATCAAGAATATGGTATCGTACGTGATTTATTAGGCAGTGGAAGAGTCAAAATTCTCTGTTCAGATTCAAAAGAACGCATAGGAAGAATTCGTGGTTCTATGCGTTTCTCTAAAAATAAAGTACTGATTGAAAAAGGCAATATCGTTATTATATCAAAACGCGATGGTTACGATGAAGACAAAGTAGACATTATCCACAAATATAGTCACGAAGAATCTAATATATTACACGTATCTAAATCACTACCAAATTGTATTGCGTGTGTGTGGACACAATCTGACAGCGGTGCAGGCGCAGGTGACAACGACGAATACATCGAATTCAAAGAAGAAGACCTTACAACGCTGTAATTACAACGGTGCTTTTGTTTCTTCGGAGAAGTATTGCTTACAGAATTCATCTAGGTTCTCAGTACCCATAGACAAATTACACTGATTGCAAATCGGACGTAAGTTATCAACATTCGTTTTTCCACCCTTTGATTCTGGTATAACGTGACCACAAACAAAAGTCATTTGTGATATCTTATTATTTTTACATACCAAACATAATGTACAACCTATTTCTTCTCCAATGTATCTATTCCATACAGATGCTCTTAATGTCTTTGGTATAGCTTTCTTTCTTTTTCTCTTGGAGATAACTGGTTTAACTTTGAGATCTACTTTGGGTTGATCTAAATTCATATATCTCCTACATCCCTTAATTATTTTTTGTAAGCTAATCATACCGTAAGTTCACTTGTGAATGATATAAAAATGATATAAAACACACAGTTGTATATAGTATATTAATCTAATATGAATATGAATTTTGCTGTGATTGTTGCATGTACCCTTACAGGTGGTATTGGATACAATAATACAATCCCTTGGGATATACCTGAAGACCTAAAATACTTTAAGTATATCACAACAACAACGTCAAACCCAAATAAGATTAATGCAGTTATAATGGGTCGCAATACATGGAACTCTATCGGAAACAAACCCTTAAAGAATAGATTAAATATAATTGTTTCTTCAACATTAAACGCACAGTCAACAGACGTACTTATTGTCAAAAGCCTTGACGAAGCATATGCTCACTTAGCACAACTATATAATATAGAAAATGTATTCGCAATAGGAGGATCAAGGTTGTATAACGAAGCAATATCAGACACAAGATATAATAAAGTATACTTAACACTTATTATGTCAAGTAGAATTCAATGCGACGCATTTTTCCCTGTTGAACTTATGAAAAAAGAGTTTTACGTAAGCGACAATTCAGAACGATACAACAGCGGAGATGAAAAGTATATGTTTTTCAAATATGAAAGATACTCTAAATAATAAGAATAAAGTGTAAAGGGGTTGTGTTGATTTAAAAGTAAATTAAATATTTTAATTAAATGGCACTGTTAATTCCCAAAGCTCCATCTATTCGTAAAACACGAAATAATGGTAGAATTCTTTATGCAGTAAATAGGTCTCTAGACAATGCTTATTTATCTGTAAACAAAAACGATCGCAATTTCATACTTACATTTTCATCAGAACAAGTAGCTAAGTATGTATGTTTACATATGACAACTTATCAAGACATCATAGACATTTCTGGTAAGGACGATTTATTTGGATTCCAATTTATTCTTAGTCTTTCAAAAATGAACTTGATAGACACATTTTCAAATAATCTTACTAATAATATTTATTTAACAAGATGGGATGAATACCAGTTAATAGATCATTTAAATTCTCGGGGATTGTCTATTATCGCAATCGATGAAAATTTTAAAAATAAAACATATGCTCACCCTGATTGCAACTATTTTAATTATATTGATTACTTAAAACACATATTGGTTAGATAACACAGTGACAAAGTTAACATAATCTATTTAACAAAGTTAACTAGATTTAAGTTGTTTTATTATTTCTTTATTTTGTTTTGAGATATCATTAATCTGTTCTGATATTTCAACGTGCCATGGATACAGTACGCGAACTTGGAATACAAATGCGCTTAAAGATACTCCTAAACTTAATTTGGACATGGAATGTATATAAGTAATCTTTTTAAATCACTTCTACCATTTTTCAACACCCGACGGATAATGGTATGTATTGTGATATCCAACCTTGCCTAATTTTTCCATAAGTTTTTCAGCAGCATGACAACTTTCGTTCCAACAGTAAACATATATCTTGGTATTTATATTTCCTATATGTTTGTCTGCTAGTTCTTTTACATGTGTTAGTGACAATGTAGAAGGTATGTTAACAGCATTTAATATCTTTTTCTTTGCATAGTATTCTGCTGGTAATGCATCTACTATAATTCCAGATCCTGCAAGAAGATCTTTCTTAGTTACATTACATATAACTTTTTGTGTGTACAGTTTATTACCCCAATTATCCTTTACTTTGTAACAATAATGAAAATGTCTGGGATATATACTGCTGTCTTCAGGATTGACATAAACTCCTGGACAGTTTAAACGAACAGTTGCTTCACCTTTGTCATTTGTATTAACAATTCCACTGTTTTCTAGTTTACCATATGCATATTTACGTATAAGTATAACATTACACGATTTAGATGCGAAGTAAAATATTGTTGAGTTCGGCTTTAAACCAGTAAGGTGCATCGAAATATTTCCAGATTTGTATAGTTTTGATGTGACTGGCGGATAGTACTTACGAAAATCATCACTTTCTTTAGCAACAATCGCATTGGTTGCTGTCGGCTTAGATTGACAAGTTTGACATATCTTCATTGTATTATATATATTCTATATATTCTATACAAGTTTATAAAGTTGGAATGTTTTATAATTTTTCTGGGGGAAAAAGATATTTCATACTTCATCCATCCGGAGCGAAGATACAAATATAATTATATAGACTCATCTTGAAATGATATATGAATTGGTAAGATATTTTGATAATAAAGAAAACAAAAATTGTCCATAGGTACTTAAAATGTCAAAAAAGGAACATAAAATGTCAAAAAATCTAAAACATTTAGGCATGAAACCCTCTCATGTGTTGAGGAAAACATTTACTTACAATGTGATCAGTAGCATCTATTTATAATACAAGTTTATAAAGTTGGAATGTTTTAT